TCTGCAATGATCTCTTTAAGCGATCTCAGTGATGATCGTATGGCACACGCTAAAGCAGGAGCATGGTGGGAACAACAAGGACAGCGTAGCCTTGCTAACAACTCTGCTGTGTATGATGTAAAGCCTTCAGTAGGGCAGTTTATGCGTGAATGGTGTTCGATCTATGAGAGCCATTCAGGTGAACGTGGTATCTTTAACAGAGATGCATCGAAGAAGCAAGCAGCTGTTAATGGCCGTAGAGATCCTAACCATGACTTCGGTACGAATCCTTGCTCAGAGATTATCCTTCGTCCTTACCAGTTCTGTAACCTCACAGAGGTCATTGTTCGTGATACGGACACTCTTCAAGACTTGATGTACAAAGTACGTGTAGCATCGATTCTAGGTACTTGGCAGAGCACAATGACTACCTTCCCATACCTACGTAAGATCTGGGAAAAGAACACCGCTGAAGAGCGTCTATTGGGTGTATCGCTGACAGGTATCTATGATCATAAACTACTGAATGATCCTGATGATAAAGCGTTACCAGCAAGATTGGAGATGTTGAAAAATGAAGCAATCATTGCTAACGAAGTTACAGCAAATGCTCTTAATATCCCTGTCTCTGCTGCTATCACTTGCGTCAAGCCTTCTGGTACTGTGTCTCAGCTTTGTGGCACTGCTTCTGGCATTCATCCTCAACATGCCCAGTATTACATTAGGCGTGTACGATCAGATAAAAAAGATCCTCTCACGGCGTTTATGATCGAACAAGGTATTCCCAGTGAACCTTGTGTGATGAGACCAGATAGCACTACCGTGTTCTCGTTTCCTATGAAGGCTCCTGAAGGCGCTATCACCAGGGATGATGTTGATGCTATATCTCACCTTAACCTATGGCGTATCTATCAGCTTCACTGGTGCGAACATAAACCTTCAGTAACTATTTCAGTCAATGAGAATGATTGGCCTACTGTAGGGGCTTGGGTGTATGACAACTTTGACATCTGTACTGGTGTATCATTCCTGCCAATGGATGGGGGCACTTATCGACAAGCACCTTATGAGACATGCAGCAAGGAAGACTATGAAGCCTTGTTAGCTAAGATGCCAGTAAACATCAACTGGGATATGCTCAAAGAGAATGATGATAACGTTGAAGGTGCACAGCAGCTTGCCTGTGTAGCCGGAGTGTGTGAAATCTAGATAAAAAAAAAGACCCCTACAAAGGGGTCTATAAAGGTCACTAAGGAAAACTATGCCGAATATCTATGGTTGGTCTTTTCTACCAGGGTTTATGTTAGGGATTTGCTACTCTGATGATTTTGTCGTAACTGACGAGGACAGCTCTGAGGTTCTTCTCGAAGGGTTCTTTGTCTTCGTTAACATCGCTATCTTTAGCTTTGTTGTTGGATGGGCCAAGGAGGAATAATGTCGCCTCTGCTTCACGACGAAGAACAAGGCCTTTGGTTACTTTACCTGCTGCAAGATTCCAACGCTTTAGTTCTTGAACAGCTTCCTCCCATCGTTCTTGGTTTATCCTTGTTCGCATCGTGGATGATCGGAGCCTAGCTGGTCCTAAGTTATAAGTCCAGCTAAGTATTGCAGCAGCTTTATTTTGGTGTTTCGTCAACACTGGACAGGCTTTGTAGACTTGAAGTAGGAATCTCTCTGCATCAAGTTCAAACAATTCCTGTCCTCTTTCTTTTGAGATCTCAGGATCATCTAAGGTAACCCTATCACCATTCTCATACATGGTTGATCCCCAACCTATGGTGGGGACGTTAGCACTGCATAGATAGGGTTTACTTCTCCAGCCTTCGAATCTCTTGATTAGTGGTTCAGCAATGGCGATTACTTCTTTAATAGACATTGTTACTTTTGCTACAATTCTCAGACGCGGTTAAAATTTGTAGATTCCAAGGAACATGTAAACCAGATACGTTCTTACCTTGTAGTGGGACAATATGATCTACATGATGAACAATACCAGTCTGATAAGAACGTGCTTTAGCTATTTCGTAGAACTCTTGAATTTGTACTAATTGAATCATAGTTAACCAGGAAGGCCTTGCTTTTAATTTCTTAACATGTCTATCCATACACCTAGCGTTATGTAACGCAACATTCTGATCTTTCCATTTTTTAGCTCTTTCTTTGTAAGCATCTTTATTTTTTTCGTAGTCCAACCTACCTTTTTCACGTATCTTTTCTCTGTTAGCTAAGTAGTAAAGTTTTTTACGTTCTTTCAACGCTTCCTTATTCTTTTCCCTATACTTTCTATCTTGTTCTGCTTTCTTTGCTTTGTCTATCATTTTTTCGATGACTCCCAAACCCTCCCGATAAACCAGAACGTAAGTATCATAGCAAGCATTCCCTCATCGAAATCAGTCCAGCCTGTAACGAGTACAGAAGTCCAACTACCGTCTTGTAAGAAAGCTAAGTAAAGTCCTGCAATCTTTACTGATGAGTAAAAGAAAACAAACCAATAAGTCACTGCTGGCCTAACTAGTGCTGACAGCGATGCTACCCACTTCCAAGCCTTACCATCAGACTCTGCTTGTTGTTTGAATGCTTCACCGATAGCATCTAATTCATGCTCTTGTAGACGCTGATGTCCTTGCTGTAGAGCAAACTCTGCTTGCATCTTAGCAATAGAGACTTCAACGTCTAACTTCTTTAGTTCATGCTCTCTTTCAAACTTCCTATCTAAGATCTTTAAGACTTCAGGAGCAAGACGAAAGACACCACCGATCAGAGCACCAATGAGTTCAAACATTACTGCATCTCCTCTGGCATGTTAGCCTGGATAGCTGGTGTAGCTCTTACAGCACCCATTGCAGCATCATTGATTGCCATCTCTAGTAAGTTAACACCGAACTTCTGTGCTGACTTCAGTGCTGAATTAACCTTAGTTAAATCTAAAGATCCATCAGCCTTTGGTGTGAAAGCCTGTGATAGTTTCTTAACTTCTTGAGGATTAAGCAATAAAGCCTTAAGCTGAGCATCAGTAGCTTCTGCTGTCTGTTTAGCCCAGAACTTAGACAACAGAGATGATACAGCATAGGCTGTAGATGCTACTGGGTTTCGTACCTGCGAAAGAGCAGACTCAGGGCTTGTTCCTGTAACCCTTTCAAACCCTGTCTTAGGAACTTCCTCAACATTAAACTTAACGTTAGCAGGATTGTCCGCTAAACGTTTAGAAGCCTCTGCCAAACTCTCTACGTTCTTGATGTAAGTAGGACCAAAGACTTTATCGTATGTAGCCTTCCTAGTCCTGTCCGTCAATGCTGCAATAGGATCAGTAGCGGACAACACATCATCTAACATGAATGATCGTACAGCATTCAATGTATCTACGTTACTACCATAGGTACGTAAGAACTGATCTACATTAGCTGGTTTGCTGTATAGACCACTTACGATCTCTTGTGCAGTCTTACCTTCTAGTTGGAGTAGCTTATTCTTTTTAGCTTCTGTGAAGGCATTGTTGATTCTTACCTTTTCTGCGTTAAGAGTATTTACATTATCAACGGCATTTCTAATGGTATCTGCTTTATCGCCTAACAAAGACAATTCAGAATTGTTTGCTTTTAACCACTTTCTAGCAGCATTAACATCAATGACACCATTCTTCACTGCCGTCTTGTCAAAGTCTAACAAGAAAGCCTTCATAGCTAAGTCTGAGCCTTCATTACCAGTTACATCTAAGAACTGAGATAAAGCTGACTTATTCTTAGTTAGTACAGGTAAAACAGATTCATCAAACTTAGCTCTATCTACTTGCTTGATAGCTTCTGTATTAAATGGTAATCCTACTTGATCAAGATAAGCTGCATCAGCAGCTTTGTACTGAGTAACAAACCCTTCTGGAAGTGTGTTAATCACACCATTAACTTTAGACTTTAATTCACTTAAAAGCCTTACAGATGCTTCATCTCTTGTTGTTCGTAACTGTCTGTTGATCTCACGTTTTAATGAATCAAGATCTTCAATACTAGCTGCTTTAAAAACTTGTTCTCCTCCAGGAACTAAAGGACGACCACGTTCATTTAACAACGCACTTGGTTCTGATAACGTAGGTTTAAACTGTGTGTTGATCTTATTCCAGATAGAAGGAAATGTCTTGAACACATCAGCAGATCGTTGATCAGTAGCAAACTGAAATATATCTGCTACACCAGCAGCAGGAAGACCTACGTTGTTTTGCTCTGCGTAATCAAAAGCACGTTGATATAGAGGAGCTACAGCCTTCTTAGCTTCATCTTCTTTGGTAGCAACAAGTGTGGCTAAACGAGAACCTAACTGCTGTTGATCAGCGACATTAAAGCTAGACTCTTTAGCAATCTGTTTATTTAGCGCATCTAACCTGCGTTGTTGTGCCTTATCTAAAGGTATATCCTTAACAGTTTGTTGAATGATTGTATTGGCTGTTGCTGGTTGTCCGAACAATCTTGTAGCTCTTCCCTCTAAAGCCTGTTGAGCTTGTTCAAACTGTTGACCGTATTGACTACGGAATACAGGATCTCTAGCAGCTAAGCTCCTAACTTGATCAACCAACACAGGGTTACTGTTTAGGATAGCCGTTGCTGGTAGTTGTACACCAGTAGTACGAGCTATCTCATCAGCTCTCTGGATGTTAGCGGCAATGTTAGGATCAGCGTCAGCAGCAGCACGTAGGATGTTTTCTACAGCACCACTAGCCTCACGCTGTATTTCTTCCTCTGGACGTGTTCCTGTTACTTTTTGCCAAGTCCGTTTTACTATTGGCATACCTCTTTCATAACCAGCCTTAGCGATCCTACCACCAATCTGAGACTGTGCTAATCCACCAGTAATACCGCCAGTTAAAGCACCTAGTGCTTGAGGAACAGGGCCATACTTTTCTAAAGATTGTGAACCAACCTCTGCTGTCATTCCTGGTATAAACCCACCAAATAAACGACCAACAATACTAGAACCTCCTGCTATACTCAAAGGGTCCATTGTAGACTCAATACCAGCACCAATCACACGAGCTGTGCGTGAAGGAGCTTGTATCTGTTGTGCGCCTAAAGTAGTTCTACCAGCTTGCTCTACAGGCTGTGCTATCTGAGATTCAATACCCCTACGTAGTTCTTCTGGAGCTGGTTCCATACCGCCCATAGCACGTAAAATCTGGGCAGGGAAACGAGCTGCTGATTCTTTGACAACATTACCTAGGTAATCTAACGTAGATACATCACTTTGTTCTCTTTGATTTCTTCGTCTAAATACTTCTGACGCTTGTTGCGTCATGGATTTCTTAGGCTCACTGTCAGGAATAGTTGCTGCAATTTCATCAATCTCTTTATCAGAAAGAGGTGACTGTGTTTCTACAGGACGACCTTTAATCGTATACGTGTAAGTAGGCATTACTATTCCTTACTTAATTGTAAGTTTATATTTAGTTCCTGATGAGGTAGTGCCTTCCCGTACCCCTTCCGTAGTAGGTGCAAAAGGAAGTTCAAAGAATCTAGGTGTTGTTTTTGGGTTGTACCCTTCAGCCTGCGTTGCCAACTCAAGAAACGTACCTTGCTCTTGTTTTGCTCTATCTTGATTAACCTTTTTCACTAAACTTGCAATTTTCTTAGCACTATTGATTGTGTCTTGTGAAGGAGTTCCCGATAAGAAAATACTTGTCCGATCAACGATAGAACCAACCAGGCTAGGATCAATACCATAGGCCTCAATCTCAGCTCTACTAATTTGACTATCACCGACAGATTTAGCTAACTGTGTAATAGCTGCTCTCCAACCCTGGAAGTTTCCTTTAGAGGCTTGATCAATCATTGCTTCTGATTGTTCTGCTGCATTAGCTGCTGTGATGTATGGTTTTACGGAAGTAGTAAACTGTTCTCTAACATCACCAATAGATTTTAAGTTCTTAGGTAACGTAACACTTAGAGACGGTTTAAGTCTTTCAGCACGTTCATCAGCTTTTTTATTAACAGCTCTTTTTTGTTCCTGTGTTAAACTGTAAAAATCCGTACCAAACATATCTTGAGCTAATGCTTCTCTGTCTTGACCTACTGAAGGAGGTGTTTTATCTTTAGGCTCTCTTGTGCTTTCTTTGTTAATATAGTTATCAAGTTCTTTCTTCCTTGCCTCAAGCCTTGTTCGAACTTGAGGATCTTGTTCTGTTTGTAAAGCATAATCAATAGCATCTCTAGCTTCTTGATATTGGACTAAAGAAGGTAATTTAGCAGCAGTGGCTTGCTGTGCCTTACGTAATGCTTCTTGTGTCTGTGCTGCAATCTTACCAATTTCATAAGATGTTTTAATTCTTTGCTGTTCAGTCTTTTCCCTATCAGCCTCAAAAGCTTTAATCTGTGTAGCAGCACCGATAGCAGCCTGTGTAAGACCTCTAGCAGAAGCTTCTTTAGCAAAGATCTTGTAAGCCTCTAGTGGATCATTACCATCCCACTGAGAAGCTACAGCAGCCTTTAGCTCTTCCATCTTCTTAGCTTCAGACAATGCAGGATCTTCAATACCGAACAACCCTGCTAAGTTTCTACCAGCACGTTGTCCTGCACTAGCTGCTTGGTACATCAAACCTTGACCAGGAGCAAACTGTGATTGACGTAAAGCTAAGGCTTGGTCAGCGGCCTGTTGAGCCTGTAGTAGCTCATTAGGGGTAGGACCAAATAAACCCATTTGTTGTTGTGCCATTACTGTTCCTTAGATAGCGATTAGTCCTTGATTAAGAGCATCAGCATAGGTAATGTTTGTTCCAGGTAAGTAGTTAGATGGTTGGTTAAACAAACCTACTGCTGTGTTAATCAAGTTACCAATGTTAGACCCATTCTGACCCAATAACTGGTTAGCTACGTTAGTTCTTCCAACTGCTTGAGCATCTAATGCAGCCTGTTGTGCAGCTAAGTTAGAAGCAATACCAAGTCGTTGTGTACTAGCAACCTGTGGTAGTCCTTGAGCAAACAAACTCAATGGTGCTGTGATACCAGTTATAGCAGGTTGCATATAAGCATTAGTCTGTGCAATCCTACCAGCTTGAGACAACTGACCTAACTGACCAGATAACTGAGCTTGTTGTAGTGCTTGTTGACTAATCTGCTGTAGCGGTGCATAAGCTTGTTGTGCTTGGCTTAACAGTGTACCACGTTCACCTAATGCAAGGTTTCTAGACTGTACTTCTCTTTCTAGTTGCTGTCTTGCCAATGCTTGTTCCAAAGCAGTTAACTCAGGTGCTGCTGTGCTTACTTGTTGTCCGGTTACATCAAGACCAGAACCAAGTAAACCTAACCTACCTTGCTGACGCATACGCTCTTCAGTGGCTAGACGCTGACGCTGTGCTTCAGGTGCGGACAATGCAGCTAACTTGTTGTAGTAATCCTGACTGAGTTGATCTACGTTAGTCATCTCAGCAGCCTGTGCAGACTGAATAGCAGCCCTACCTAGAGGAGCCATCAGCATCTGAGCTGTGTCAGTAATGTTACTTTCTAGTTGTCCTGTCTGTGGATTAACTCTTGTGTTTACTAAGTTAGTGGATACACCATAGGGTGTGAAGTCACCAACCATCTTTGATGCACGTTCACCAATGTTAGCTAATGCTGTACCAGCACCTTGACCTACATCACGGTAAGCATTAAATAAGTTTGTTGATAGCTTATTGTATTCGTCTTGGCTTATCTGTCCTTGTTTACGTAGCTTATCAGCAGCATCGTTAACCATTGCTAAGTTAGCACCAGAGCCAATTAAGTTACCTAGTAAACTACTAGCACCTGGGTTAGACACCGCATTAACAACAGCATTTGCTGCTGAACTTAACAAACTAGACGGCACTGACAAAGAAGAACCAGCGGCTGTTGCTGCACCAGCAGTTCCTAATGTTCCAGCAGCACCAGCAGTTGTTCCACCTGTTAAAGCTTCTAACAGAGCAGCATCACCAGTCAATGTGCTTGCAGCAGGTAACGCTGAACCAGCAGCAACTTCAGCAGCGGTTGCTCCAGTAGCAGGTAGTGTAGAACCAGCAGCAGTGGTAGCTTCAGCACCACCGAACAAAGAACTTATCTCAGGTAGACTACTTAGTCCAATAGCACCTCCAACAATGCCTAGTGCCTGTAACCAGCCTCGACCTTCAGAAGTATTAGGATCAGCAAGTCTTGTCGTTGTTGGTGTGCCATAAGCATCATACCGTTGAACAACAATCTTATCACCTTGTCGTCCGATAGCCTTCTCAACAGTGATGTCTTCGCCTTTGTCTAACTGACGGATATTACCTTCAGTACCAAAGTTTCGTTGTACACCACCTGTCAATAAAGTACCCATAGGTACACCAGCATTTAAGAAATACTGATGAACTTGATCTACAGGAATACCTGTCACAGAGGCTAAGTCATCTGCTGTAGCACCGTATTGCTGTGCAGCTTTTCTGATAACTTCAGGGTTGTTTAAGTTCCCTACAATGAAGTCTATGACTCCTTGCTTTTCTGTAGGGCTTAAATTAAATGTGGTAGCCATTAGTGATTCCTATCAAAAATGATCATACTGTTCTTCCAGTTTTGAAGAATACATCCATCTGTTGTATGGACAGTACATCAGCATCTACATTAGCTTCGATACCTACTTGGAACACTCTACCATCGTTGCTAAGCTGTGCTTTAAGTATGTTGATTGCTTTGGTTGTACTGAAGTATTCAGCAATGTTAAACTCAGACACATTATACTCTGATTGTGGTGTACTTGGAATAGAGTTCATCTCTACACTTTGAAAGTTAGTTGTGTAGTCTGTACCCCATTTAAGAAACAATGTAGTCTGCGAACCACCAATAACAATGATGGATAACTTCTTAAGTATCTTTAGTATTGATGCGTTACCAGCATCTAAGTGAGATGTATAGTACAAGAACCTAATTGTTGTACCATTGTCAGAGTAACTAGCAGCATATTCACCGATGTAACCAGCTCTGCTGATGTATAGCTTCCTATCTCTTGTAGACAGTAAAGCCTTTGGTGCTAGTGTCCACGTAGTTACTTTACAGGAACCATCTTGTAGACGTTGCTTGAGATCTAAGCAGTAGGAAAGTTCTCTAGTAGGTAAACTAAGTAGATAAAATCCAGACTTCTCATAGAATACTGATTTGATGTTCTCGTTGTCTTCGTTGATAGCGATGTCACTGATTAGATCATCCCTAACATTCTTTGATACATCAAACAAAGGTGCTGACTTCTCTTGAATTGTTCTACCGAGGCTACGAATCCCTGTATCACTAAGGAAGAAAATATCTGTTCCGACATCCTGAATGGAGTCTCTAGCAATGCATCCAACACCATCAATAACCTCTACTAAGGTAAGATTAGAAGCTGGATCTGATGCAGCTCCACTATAGATGATCAGAGACTTCTTACAGAATATGATTAGGAAGCCATTAAAGGCTGCTAGGCCAACGATTGAGTCAGTACCGTTAGTGAATACATTCTCAATGTCTAAAGAGCCTGAAGTGCCTCCATTCCACTTATAACCGATCAACGTATCAGACCACCATATCGTAGTCTTGTTCGTTGATGTATCTGCTACCCATAAACGACCATAAGCAGCTAAGACTTCATTAGCTAACTGTACAGTACCTGAATAGCTAGGATGTGCGGACACTAAAGTCCATGTGTTCGCTGTGTGATCATAGATCAGTGGATTATGAGCACGTTGGAAGAAGTATGTATGGTCATTGAAGTTAACTGCTTTCCAGTTCTGTGCTGTCCATGTAGCAGAACCATCATAGACCTGAGTCAGTGTTGTTGTACCTGTATAGATACGATTATTACCAATAGATACAATCTGTGTTGTACCGTCTTGTTTAACTACTTCATGGAGTAGCGTAGGTTCTGTGCTGTTGTATCCTGCTGATGTATTGACGTTATCCCAACCACCACGACAAGCAATACGACCAAACTGATCAATAACAGCATTCTCTGCTTTCAGTGCAAAGTCTTTAGTAATAGCTACTGAAGAGTCTTGTGTATTAAGACCAGCAAAGCCAGGAGCTACGATACTAACTGACCGTAACTCAGCAGCCATTATACCCACTCCCAGGTTGTTTCATCACCGTATCGCTCTGCTTCTATAGAGATATAGGATGCTACTGCTTTACGATACAAATCAGCTTGTTGTTCGCTTAGACGACCACCATCTTCACCACGTTCATTGATAGCACGTAGTAAAGCACCTTGAATCACTAACTCTGAAGGGACATACAACACATCAGTGCTAGCGGACAAATCAGCCTGTGGTACAACACAGTCTACTTTAACAGTCAATGCTGACGATGGGATAGGCCATAGATCAAGAGTAATAACACCAGTAGATGATGTACTGTTACCAATAGAAAAATACTGAGGATCTCCATTCACTGATCCTTGAAGGTTGTTCCACTCATGCATCTGATTCTGTGTAGCTTGCTGAAGATCTCTCTTCAGTGATGGTATGTAAACTACTAATAACCTAGACCTAGGATTAGTACCAGGGATCTCATAGTTCTGTGTACCATTGACAGTAGTGATTGTCTTAGTGGTACGAAGTACAGACCAGTTCCATGCATCTTCAACTTCACGTTTAGCTTCGTTAACAAAGTCACCTACTAACTTAACATAAGTTGTGTCAGTAACAGAGGCTGCTTCAGTCTCACGAAGCCTACGTAGTACACCATTAACACAATCTAAGAATGTAGCCATTTAGATCACCATTTAATTTTATCAGCCCAGAAGGCCGCTGACATCTTCCCTTTAGCAATATTCTTTGCGTGGCGAGCTTTAAAGGCTTTATTCCTAGCAGATCCTTCAGGAGAACCTTTAACACCTTGTTGACCAAAACGAATCGTTTTAACTTGATCACCGTCCTTTGCTACAACAATGTGAGATTTCGTAGGATGTCCTGGTGTTCTTTTAGGTTGATTATATCCAGAGACTCCTGCTCTTTCCAGCCTTGAATCTTTCTTCATTTCTTCTTAGCAGTTTTTGCTGCCTCCTTAAATGCTTTTGCTGTTGGAGCACCTTTAGTGCCTGGTTTTCTCATCTTCTCACCAGAGCCTTCAGCGATACGTTTACGCTTGGCTTGGATGTTAGCGTATAGTCCTTGCTTCATTTCTTCTTCTTAGGCTTTGACATACCAGCCTCTGATAAAGCGATAGCAACT